AAAATGGGTGAACTGTTTGTAGCTCCTTCCAATGAAGTCATTGTTAAAAACTATGACTTCACAAATTTTGTTCCTACTGATCGAAAAGATGAAGGATATACTATTCTTCGTACAGAAGAACCTAAACTTCCTGATCTTTGCAATGGTGTTCTAATGCTGTGCAATGCTTATGCATTTGATATGGAAAAACCTAATCCTAAGTATAGTTTCATTATGCATGATACTAAACCCGATAGATCATCTATCAATTTTGATGACAAATCTATCCATGCTATTAAGAGAACTACTGCTCTTAAAGTAATGATTCCTGATATTATGGATACTAATAATATCGTACATATCAGAAGAATGCTTAAGGATTATTTGGATCTTTCTCTTCAGATGCATTCCACTGTTGAAGGCATGGATAATCCTATTGATTTCATTATCAAGAAATATGGATTTTTCATTGAGAAGAAAGGATTTAATCCATATATTTCTGACCGTCTGTATGCTTATGCAAGAGCTACTATGGCAAGATGCATTAATTTCTTGCTTTATAGTGTTTTGTATAATATCGGAGTAGGTCTTAAGAATGGTACTCAGCAGAGTGTAAATGTTCCTTATGCTTCTACTACTTATTATCGAATTCATAATAAGGGAGCATCTGGAGCGCCTACTGTTGTCTTCTCTCTAGAGATTAACAATGTATCGCATAGTGGTTCTTTTAGTATTACTTCTAGTACCATTAAGACTGTCAATTATACTAGACTCAACTCTGTTAATGAGTTGAAATCTGAAAAATAATTAGATATTATAATAGTGAAGGGATATACAAAGTCCTTCACTATTATATTTATTATTTACAAACAGAAAGGAAAAACAAACATGGAACTGAAATTTATGATGCCCTCTACTTGCACCGATAAGACTACTCGATATTATGATCTTACAGATGTAATCTTTGGCGTCGGTGCTTTATCTGAAGGATTCAATGTCAATTACCATCTTGGCAATGTGCCTACTTTCAATGGATTGACTTTCTCTCTGATCAATATGACTGCAATCAATGCTGATGAACACGATTATGATTTCAATTTTGAAAAGAGCAATCGTATCATGCACTTCATCACTAGCCCTGAAGATAATAAACTTGAAAAGACTTTCAAGTCTCTTCAGAGCTGTGTTATCGAACCTCAGTTTGAGGTGGCCCTCTTCGATCACGACAACTATGAGGATGCCAAAATCGAAGGGTTTACGTACTTCGATTTGAAAAATGACGCATATGAAGGAGTTATGTTTATCCTTAACCACATTGTTGAGGAAAGCATCTCTGAGATGGAAAAAGATCGTTCTCTAACTGAAATCATTACTTGCGATGATTTTACTTCTATTAGTGTTAGCAAGGCACCTATGGCTAAAATCTATGATGTTACCATTCGTGCATATGCAGATAAATGCAAGGAGGTCTAAATTATGAAAAGTATGGTATTTGAAAAGCCGAGCACTTATGAAGTAAAGGTTACTAGAGTTTATAAGATCAATGATGCAATTAAGAATTTTGACATTGACTATGGTACAAATACGCCTAGTATTAATGGCTTACTATTTGGTATTATCAATGCTTGTATTGCAGCAAAATTTGATGAAAAATTCGGATATGCCTTTAAGTCTGGCCGCATTTACCGTAGTGCTAAAATCACTCTTGATACTGAAGATACTGCAATCCAGTTTAAAACTCAGATGAAAGATCTTATTGGTAAACCTGTTGATGAAGTCATGAAAATGGCTCTCACTCATACTGATAATTATAGTCCCAGCCATTTGATCGCTGGATTCAAATATGATAATCTGCATAATGATGCATATACTAGTATCTTCTATATGATCACTGAGATTATTAAATCTACAGTAAGTGATTTTAAGTCTGTAGAAAATTTATCTGATGTATTGTATCAAACCGATGACAAAAATGCTAGTATTCGAATTCATAAGAGTAGCAATGCAAAAAGATATATAATTGATATTCTTGCATTCACTGATAGATACTATCATCACAATAATTAAGGAGGTCTAAATTATGAAAATCGAAATTAAACTGGAGACTGCAGATATCGAAAAGATGCTGAGCAGAATTTATGGTTTCAAAGAAGGTTCTGTTAAAGTTTCTATCAATGGTAATGGTGAGATCATTGCTACCGCAGATGATTTCCCTGTTCAGTCTCTCAATGCTCCTATTTACTATGGTCCTGGAGTAAGAGGTATCACTACAACTCCTGATTGCACTCCTCTTCAGACAACTCTTAGTGGATCTCCTACAGGATACACTCCGATTAGCGAAGTTGCTAAAAGCATGGGATTTTCTCCTATGCCAAATTCTGATGACGAATGCAGTGCTGCTGATCGTATTATGGAACGCCATTTCAATAAGAAAGGTAAGTAATTACTAATATAAAAGGAGTGGGTCTCATTTGCCCACTCCTTTTATTTTTTTTTTTGATTGTTTTAATTCTACATTCTAATAAAAATCAGATATTCTTCTGATTCAACCAATTTTCTGTAAAGGAGAATAAATACTATGGAAACTAAGATTGATTGGAAACAGAAACTTACTTCTCGTAAATTCTGGGCTGCTGTTGTTGGCTTTGTTACTCCTCTGCTGATTGCTTTTGGTTTCTCTGATAATCAAGTTGCAGAAGCAACTTCTATTATTATGGCTGGAGCTACTCTGATTGCATATATTATTGGCGAAGGTCTAGTTGATTCTAGTCGTATTGCTGCTAATACTACTGCAAATAATACTATTACTACTACTACGATTAAGAGTGATTCCAATGAGTAAACATGCTAAGAAGAGTAATAGACAGCCTCTAAGAAGAAGAACTAAATTTACAATGCTTGCCATCTTCAATATTATCTGGTATACAGTCATTGTATTGATTTTATCTTTCTTTGATCATATAGTACCATCTGAATTGACTACTGCATGGTTTGCTGCTTGGACTATTGAATTGGCTCTTCTCTTTGGCATTAAAGTAAAGAGTAAAGATACTCCTAGCAGTGAATATAAAGACATGCCGGATTATATCGATGAATCTACACAAGAATCAGTTGTAGATGATTCTTCTTCTGAAGATAATACAGCAACAGCCATTGATGTGCAGGACGAATCTAATGTTCCAGATTATGATGAAGAAGCTCTGGGATAAATTCTTTTCACGAGGTGATAACCAATGGCTAATCCTTTTCCTATTCTAACTGCTAAGCCTAGTAAGTCTGATAAATATATTTATCTTTATAATAATGCATCTAAAGGCGGTAAATCTAGATGTATTGCTGGTAAGCCTACTGACTCTACTTGTAACGTCCTTTGCAATTGTGTTGGTTGGGCTTGTGGAAGATTTAATCATATTTATAATCTACTTACTGGGTACGATGGGATTAAATATCCTAACTTCTGTGTTAATGCAGAGAACTTCATTGAGATTGCTAAGCAATATGGACTATCTACTGGTCTAACTCCTAAAGCTGGTGCTATTATGGTTTGGCAAAAGGGGGCTACTCTAAATAAAGCAGATGGTGCAGGACATGTAGCTGTTGTAGAGCAAGTAATCTCTTCTACTCAGGTTAAAACATCTGAATCTGGCTATAATTCTTTTGCTTTTAAGAATAGAATTAGAACTAAAGGTGCAGATGGAAACTGGGGTACAGCTGGTAAATATCATTTTAGAGGGTTTATTTATAATCCTGCTGTAAAAGATACTGTTACTGAATCTACTACTAAGACTACTTCTATTGTAGCAGCAGTTGCTAGAAATACTAAAGTAAATCAGATTCAAGTTCTTGCTAATAATCTCAGAGTTCGTGATGATGCTGGAAAAGTTCTAGGATATGCTAAGGAAGGTTACTATAACTATTCTACTCATGAAAACTTTGGTGGTTATGAAAGATATAAGATTGGTACTAATAACTGGATTGCATACGATGCAAAGTGGGCTAAACTACTTCCTGCAGATTCTGCAATTACACTTGGATGCCAAGTTAAAGTAGCAAAGAATGCTCCTATCTATGGAACGTCTAAATCTTTTGCTTCTTGGGTATATAGTAGCAATCTTTATGTAAGAACTATTTCTGGTAATAAAGTAGGTATTTCTATTATGAAGACTGGTGCTATGACTGGATTTGTAGATAAGAAATATCTTACTAAAGTTTAAGTAAAATATATGGGATAGAGGTTATTCTCTATCCCATTTCTTATTTATTAACATTTGTTCATAATTTGTTAACAAATTTAGCCATTTTTACACTATTTTTGGCAAACTAAAAATATTTTTAAACATATATTTTAATATTGTATATTAAATTAAAATAATCTATAATTTATCTAAAATAATCTATGTAATATCTATAACAAAATAGCCAATAAAGTTATAATAAAGATATTAAGGGATATTACTATACAAGTAGTAAATCCATATTAAAATAACTACGGGGGATTTTAAGGGTTTCACCCTTAATAACTCTTAAAACTTTTAGATAATTAAAGGAGGAAAAGAGATTATGAAAAATAGATTATATGATATACAATCTAGACCATTAAATTTTAAATTCAGAATAGAATCTTCTAATAATGAATATGAAGATATTAAATATGCATTACAGGATATTAAGAAAGCTTTAGAATATTTTAGTGATATAAAATATAATGAAAATAAAAATAGAAATCAAGATTTGAATTTCATTAATAGTATTGATTTTAGTATATGCTATATAATGAATATAATTATTAATGCTATTAAAGAAGATAATATTGCAGAACTTACTGTAATACATTATATGATTTCTTTAATGGAATTTGATAAATATAATACTCATACAAGATTTACTAAATATTTCAATAAGATTATTAAAGCATTTCTAAAGATAACAAGAAAAAATAATACTAAAGATTTTAATGAAGATTATTGGTATAAGATTTTAGATAAGCATTATTTCAGATCATTATATTATCTATATTCAAATGCCTATAAATGTAACTATTTCAATACTTGGATTAGAGAATTAAATCATCTATTATATTATTAAAAAAAATAGGAATAGAGTTTTATACTCTATTCCATATATTTTAGTAACTTCAACCCTATAATAAATGAAAATTGCATTAAAGGAGAGGACCAAAATGGATGATATAACGATAAAGCATCTTTTATCTAGGCGATTTGAATATAGTTCAAATAGAGATACAGAGTTTAGTAATAGAATTAAATCAGATCATTGGTTTCATTCTATTAAGGAATGCGTAATTCATTTACATTCTGTAATTTATGATAGTCCATATGTATATGGATCTATTGGATTTAATACATTTAAACAAGCTCCAGTATTTGGAATCAATATTATTGATGAAGGAATTTGTTCTATTATTTATGAGATTTTTCAATTTAGATATAAAAATGATAGAGATTCTCTAAATCATGCAGAAACTTTATTAAAAGAATTGATTGATGATATTAATCATCAATATGATAAATTGAAGAATCAAAATCATCTAAGTAATTATTTTTTCATAATGTCTGCTCTTAGAGATATTATGATGAGTATTCATGATCTATGTATTCCTATAGAAGAAATTCATGAAGAAGCTATATTTGAATTACTATCTCAGCAATATTATCATCTAATGTATTATGCTTATTCAGACATTCATTCTGAAGATGTATA